CTTGTCCGTCGAGGGCGCTAGACTAACCATGTCTAGCGGAAAAGATGGAAATTTAGATGACCTAACCAAGGTCATCTGGCGGAAGCAGCTTGCCTTAGCTGCTGAAGTCGAGGTGCTAATCAAAGCAACTCAAGTCAAATACAGGTTATTCGGGAAGAGTTTCATACCCGAAGAACCTTACATTATGAAACAATGCAGCCTGTGTGACAGGCCGGCCGTTTTTGAGTACTATATCTACGAGGAGCAATTCATCGAAGATATGTGCTCGGCTGTATGTGAGGAGGAAGTTGTGAAGGTTGTCGAGTTGAGGTGTGAAGTTCACGCATCAGCTGGTCGAAAGAATGGAGCTCTACCAAAAGTTCAATTCTTGATGTCGGTTAACGCTGACAACAAGCCAGTTGTTTGTCATGGTTTCTCGAGGTTGGCTGCCGTTGATTCGGTGTCCGTTCCGGAAGAGATTTTAGAAGAAGCTGTTAGGGAAAGCGAGTTCTACTTCGCTGTTACACCATTGATCAAGACTTGGTGTGAATTGACAAATCTTAGGAGGATGAGAAAGTCGATTGTTCCTGTCACTCATGATAAAGCGCTTGTTGCTGAAGAGAAAGTCAGGGTCAAGAAGAGAGGAGGAAAGAGAGTTAAACCCCTTCAAGAAGGTTACTGTTACCTGAAAGCTGTTCCAAAGAAATTGAGATACGAAGCCGAACAGACGTTAGGCTACAAACCTCATATTTCCGCAGTTTCCGAGTTTTACTTACTTCATTCAATAGTTCCTCGAAACTTGAAGGTTGTCTTTGTGGGTTCGGGAGCTCATATGGTTAGACGCTTGGGTTGGCCGAGCAGTTTGCAGTGGATGCTTTTGTCTAAAGTTCCTAGCTGGAGGAGGTTGGGAGCTGTGACATGGGACGAAGACCTTGAAGAGTGTTTGTGGCAGTGCACCTCCTACATAGATTGTGACGCGATCATTGAGGATGCTGTTGAAGAGCAGAAGCTAGCTGATTATCTGCTGAACTTGGGACCGAATTCTTGTGACACAGCGGTTGACGCTGAAGAGAATCCGTGTACTGAGAAAGTTGAGAAGCCAGTTTTTGTTAAAGGATCCGGCGACTGCTGGAAGAAGATACCAGGTTTCTTCAAAGGTGACCAGTTTGAGATGACTGCTGAGGACCTCATTGACAAGATGGCCGAACTTGAATTCAATTATGGAGACAATTTCGTTTGCATTGAGTGGTCAGAACAAGACGACGGAGATCTCCATGTAGAGAGAGCTTATGGACATTCGAGGTATGGTTGTTCTTGCGACAAGAAAGACAATCAAGTGACGCAAAATGAGTTTATCGAAGTGCTCAAGAGCCACAAGACCAAGTTGGTGGGGGCTCCCGCTGTCTCTGCATTTGAAAAGGCGTTACGTAGTATAGCCACACCAGATGTTAGATCTGCGGTAGAACGTTTAACCCAAGCTCCGTTGAGGGACGGTTTCGAGTCTATTCAAAAGTTGTGTCCTTACAAGATACCTGAGAAGAACCAGCACAAAATGGAGGAATTGTGCATTCCCTGGTCTAGCTCGTTCATTGAGGATCATCCACATCCTATCCACGCGGCCATTAGAAGATGGTGTTATTTGGTGGAATTGCCGAAGTACATAAAGACAGATTGTACCTTCCTTGGGATGAAACCAGCTCATTTCGACATGGTAGTGAGAGCGGTCAACAACCTTCATGGTGAAGGACGGTTTAGAATGGTGCTCATTAATACCATCACTGATCTGAAAGACGTCGCTAGGTACTCTGGGAGTGGGACAGTCTCTGAAACGGTTTGGGACTTGCCAAAGATAGACACCCCGATGTTGTATTGTGATGAGAGTGGACACTACCTTAGCCCTCACTGGATGGTGCTGATGAAGTACCGTAACCCGGGACTCCAATGCATTGGAATGAGCAACATTTTCCCTCTTCAGAGTTTGCAATTCGCGCAGTCTCCGGAACCTGAGTATGTGAATTGGAGAATAACTGAGGACGCTGTGTCCAAGCAGAAAATTCTTATATACATACCGGAAGAGGATGAGGGAGGCAAGTATGAACAACCATTCGATCCTACCATGACTCTCGCTTCGAAAATTGAAGACTCCGACGGTCAAGTTATATGGAATGGAGGAGTGGTGGCGAGCAAAGGCAATCTAAGGTTGCAGATGTTCTATGGTTACAACATAGCTGTTCCTGTGACAATCGTGGAGAGCCAGTACCATTTCATCAACTTGCCTAGAGTCTTCAGAAGGCAACCAGAAACAGCGCCAGTCAGAGTGGACCACTTTGTAGGATTGTTGAAGTACGCAGCAATATTGCCTAAAGCCGACGATGACAAGGCCATATGGGGCAAATTGAGGACTTATGTAGCTGACAAGAAGATGCACGTCGACCACGGTTCACTGAGTTGGCTGGTCAAAGTTGTCTGGGAGTGTGTGAAGATCAATGCTACCACGGATCTGGCAAGCAAGAGTTATCAGGGTCTCGCAGATGAATTGAGGTATAAGACAATTGGTTTACTGAAGTCGTGGATAGACTCCAAGGTCAAGCTCAAGTATGCCAAAAGGAACGCGGCCCTGATAGCACATGACGATCCGGTTCAGATATGGCCGACTCTACGAGTGATAGTTCAAGGAAGTGACTTGGGAGCTGGTTATGGAGTGAATTGGCGTTTGGCATCAGATCCCCCTCCAAGGTTTTGGGACAGGTTCAATCTCTGGATTCAGATAGTTCTTTCGAAGGGAAGAAAGTTGACTGGTTATGAGAAAAGGGTTTTGTTTGATGACAATGGAAACGTGAAATTTCCAATGCTATCAAACTCTCTTCTCAATCAACAAGTGCATGGCGTTGACTCCATCAAGGCATCACAGGCATTGGCGTACAAAAGAGCTTTCGAGAGAGTCGAGGAAGATCATGAGCCACCTCCTGTGCCGATTCGACAGTTGCCTTTGATGAAACCGATGCCGAAGAGGAAGTTACCACCTTTACTTCCTGAGCTTGTTCCATTGCCTTACGGACCAGATGAAGATCTGAGAGACATACAGGAGATGCTCAAGATGCACACCGGCCTTTCAGATGATGAAGATGATGATGAACTTGAGTACATGACTGATCCAGGTTCAGACGGTTCAGTCGAGACGGTTGTGCAGTTGGATCCGGTGAAAGGCAAGTATGAGATGGAGTTGGATCACAGACATTGTCCTGAGTGTCTAAGTTTTGAGGAAGCTATACAGATAGGTATGCCCGAAAATCGTGACAGGTACGATGAGTATTGTTTGCAGAGACACAATCTAGACGAGAATGCTCAAAACATCACACTTCTGGAACCTAGGAGGACTTTGATGGAGAGGACTTATTTCACAAATACAGCTCCTCAGATCCTGCTACCTGCTGAGCCTCCGGTCAAAGCCCAAGCTTGGGCCAGAAAGGAAGATGAGATGAAGAGTGACGATCTTGGGGATTTGCAAGCTAGAGCTTTGCGAGCCGAATCTGAACGTATAGCCGGAGAGCAACCTTATTACCTTAGGAAGCTCGCGGAAAAACGGGAACAAGAGAGTTATGAGCAAGCTCGGAAAGAATGGGAATCACTTCAGAAAGCCAGACCTAACGGAATTTACAATCTTCAGCAAGCAACTGGCGAAGCTTTGTGGAATGCTCTGTATCCGATAAGTTCGAGCAAACGTTATGCAAAAGTTCCTTACTGGAAAGTCATTGAGTATCCAATTCTTGAGTACCCTGAGAACGACTGCGTGTTAAGAGCGATGAGCATCATGATTAAGAAGTCCAGAGCGGAAATCTATTACAAGATGTCTAGAGCTTGGCCAGCAGATGAACCTAAGGCTCCACTTGATTTGCCCTTGAAACTGCTTAACCCTGTGGCTTTCTCATATGGTCTCAAGATTCAAGTTAGGAATAAAGATGGCACTTTATTGGAGAGCATAGGGGTGAAGGATTCACAGTGCATAGTGACTTTGATTTTGGAGAAGGGGCATGTGGAACCTGGGGAAGTTTCATTACCTATGGTTATCGACAATGTGAAAATGATCCCGGGCAAGTTACCTGACCAGAATCAGCTAATCAAGACGGTTAGTCAGTTGCCTACAATTCATTGGTTTGATTGGGTGCCTGAAACAAAGAGAGCTGCTGACTTGGCGAGAGCTATGATGGAGAGGACCACGGGTCTTCTAGGTGAACCAATCAATGAAGACACGCTGAAAGGTTGGGAAAACTCTGCTGATTTGGCTCAAGATGTGGATAAGAAGTTTGCTGTGATAATGGGCGAACCCGGTTGTAGGAAGTCGAGTGCTCTTCAGAAGATATTTGCTCAGAAGAAGTTTCAGAAGGTTGGCAATTTTACGGTGATATTGCCCACTTCCGTTCTAGCTGGAGATTGGCGAGACAAGCTTGATGCAACAAGGAAGGACAGGAACGGTAGAGGGATGCCTGGTGAGATGGTGAGCACATTCGAAGTCGCGCTGGCCAGAGGTAGAGCATCGAGGCTGGTGGTGACTGACGAGAACAAGTTCCAGAAAGGTTATCACGCTCTTTACCATATTGCTAATCCGCATGTAACACATCAGATTTTCCTTTGTGATCCTTGGCAGACTAGTTGGCATGAACCGAATTCTAATTGTGCTTTGAACGACCCAGACATTCCTGGAGAAGCTGAGCTTTACAAGAAGTACGCGAAGTTCTACCTCATTGGAACGTGGAGGTTAAGTTCTTACAACGCAAATTTCTGGCAGATGCCTACTTTCAAGGGGGGAATGGGAGGTTTCTTCTTCACAGACATTTATCCTAGCGATCACACCGCTTTGAGATCTCATTTTCCGAAACTCAATGAACAGACGATTCAGAAACTGTGGAATACGAGATATGAGATTTATCCAGCTCATGTGGATACGATTCATGCTGATGAGCTCAGAGGCAGTTCGAATGTCACCTATGCAGGAAGTCAGGGTTTGACTTTCCCTTTGGCGATCATCAAGATAGACGACAGAGTTTTGAATGGAACTGATCCAAGAATGCTTTACACAAGCATGACTAGATCACAGTACATACTATTCGTTTACACAGCGTCGATGACAGGAGCGAATCTCAACAAAGAGTACGCACATCCGGTTCTCAAACATCTGAAGTATTACAGAGATAGGTACAAACCTGGAGAGATGCACCCGATTGAGCCTGAGCATACTTGCAACATTTATCAGATGACGCAAGGAAGCCTATCGAGGGATGGTTTGGAGATATATCTCAGTGGTCATCCTGACGACATGAAGAATTGGGACTTTGTTAAGCAGTTTCATGACGTTTCACAGTTGACGAGGTACATCGAACCAGATCAGAAAAGAGCTGGAGCCAGACTGACTAGAGACGACCCAGCTTATCTTGAGGCTTACGATTTCTGGCCTTACATTGATGAGACAGAAGAGTTTATCCCTGAAGAGCCTTTATTCCCAGGGATGAGACTTTATGAGCCCAAACTGCCTACTTACCTACCTGTTGAAGACAGGAGAGGTTTCATAGAGAATTACAAGCAGCACCAGAGAGAGCGGTACGACTGGGAGTTGTCGATGAGAGGTGAATACTCGGATCAGCTACCTGATGGTTATCAAAGGAGGAAAGACGCGGTTGAAGTGATGAAGCGCTTGGCAGCACTGCAAGGAGGTTCTAGGAAATCCAATTGGAGGGAAGTCGAAAGAATGTTGAGGAAGAAACATCCGTCAGAGAATCCCACTTTGTATACAACTGAACTGACCAATGAAGGCTTGGACCAAAAGGCGCGGGATCACGTGTCTTTTCTGGCTGCATTTCAACAGAGGATTAGATTTTCCACTGTTGAAGCTAATTTGATGCAGATGCAGGATCAATCAGCCTTTGGAATGTTGTGCTGGACTAAATTCAAGGAGTATATGGGATGGAACACCCCGATACCTTGGGATCAGTATCAGTTCGATTTGGCAAACCAAGCTTTCCAGGTCAGAAGGGGCGAGAGGTCACAAGCTTTGAAGAAGCAGAGCCTTAATAGGACTGACCCAAATTTTGGGATGATGCTAACCGCTAAGACTCAGTGGAAGCTGAAGGACAGATTGGCTGGGCCTGCTAAGCCTCTTCAACCGGTCATGATACATAGTGATTCTTACCTTTTTGAATTCGGACCAAGTGGAGTGTATCTGTTGGAGATGCTGATGGCTAACAAACCTGATTACTGGTACTTTCATGCCAAGAAAACGCCTGAAGATCTTCAAGATTGGTGTCAAAGAAGCTTCGCGAACGACAATGTCTTCGAAATGAACGATCAGAAAGGGCAAGATCAATCAGTGCAAGGTTGGGCCGTTGTGTTTTTCAGCGAGCTGTTGAATCATTTCAGTTTTCCGAACGATTTCATTGAAAGGTTCAAGAAGGACAAGACCACCAAGGAATTGAATGGCAAAGTGCTTGGAATAATGACAGATTCAGGGGAAGTTTGGACGTATCTTATAAATTCGACCTCATCTTCAGCGAGAGAGTGTGCAATGTTTAACCTTAGGCCAGGACATCCTATGGCAGGTGGAGGTGATGACATTATGAGGAGGCCTGCAGGAGGAGTGACTGAAGAATATCGTTCTGTAGAGCACTTGGACCCTTCAATTGACAAGAGATACGTTTCTGAGAGAGGAGATTTCTGCTCGTTCATTCTCAAGAATCATAGGCTTTTCAAAGATCCCATAATTTTGCTTAAGAGGTTCATGGGCAAAGTTGCGATGGGAAAAGCTGAAGAAGCCGTTCTTGGATACTCACTTCTGTGGAGTTTCAATTACAATCAGGGTGATTCGCTCGTTGAATGCTTAGATGAGGAAGAGTTGACAGCTCAGCAATTATTAAATCGCCAGATGTTCAACCTCAAGAAATATGGCATTCGGACTAAACCTGACTGGAGTATCCTGAAGTTGGATGGGGAACCTCAGAGTGAGCTCGCTCTTGACATGTTCACAGACAAGAAGCTTGAGAAAGTTGTTGAGACTGTTGAAGCCAATGCCATGAATGACGTTCACATGGAAGGTTTCAATAGTTACCAAGGTGCCGTTATGGCATCAGTTGCGAGTGACTATTTGGGGGCCTATTTTGATGAGTAAACCCCATCGTTGTGATATCTATCATTTCATTACAATGTCTGCAAGCGTGGAAAGTGTTTCGATCGAGAGTGACAATCTTGGGAAAGTTGGTGAACCAAAGTTGTTTATGCCGAATGTTGGGTACGACATGGAGGTGATTCTCTCTGGGAAGAGCAAGTTTGAAAAGACTGCACCTATCTCAGATTGGTTGAAAGATGAATTGACTCATGGAGCAAGATTTGATCTAGTTTCGGTTACTTTGACTTGTTTGGCTAAGAAAGAAGGAGCTGCTATCGCTTGCGGTTTTTCAGCCGTAGGTGCTAGTTTGACCACAGAAATCGTTTCGCTCCAGAACACTGGTTGGCAGAACGTTGCCACGGCCTACAATAGAGGGACTGTTCATAAGGTTGAATTGATGACTCCGCCCTTTTATTCTCAACAGATTTTTCCAATTTCCGCTATGGTTAATAGTTTCAATTTTCATTTTGTGTCTGATGGAGAATACTCGTTCAATTTGAGTTTCAAAGTCAGGAGGACTGGACCTCAAATTATTTATCGATCTTTAAACTGATCAAGAAGTCTGATAAAGCGATAGTCGCTGATGCTTCTGTTCAATCTAGGTCGTATGTTCCACCTCCTACGCCTGAGTCGGGTGAGGAGGACAATTTGTGTTGTGTTTTTGTAAAAGATTCTATGTTTCGTTTTGATGAGAGCGGTTACGCGAACGCACCACTGTCTACTCAGTTTTTCAAGAATAAAGTTATCCGGATCAGGGGTAACAAAATTCATGTTTCTGAGAATGGTTCCAAGACTAGTGTTTGGAATTGGTTGTCTTTGTCTGCTGCCCAATTGGACTACTTCAACAAGGAAGTTGTCGTGCATGGTAGAGATATGTCAAAGACTTATTATGTAATTACCCCAATGTGAGAGCCTATTAGGCTTGATTGGTTTGTTTCTCAAAGGAGAAGCGTCGTCAATTTTCAACGACTTTAAATAAATGAG